ACCTCCATTTAATTTTCTTCTTCCTCAAACTGTGCTATTTTTTCTCTGTTAAATCTCATTGCCGGATAAACACAATATCCACTTCTTTTTGTTCTCCCTGTCTTCTCTGCCAAACCATTTTCCTCAAGGAAAGCCACCGCCCAAGGGCAATTATTTGTGTCCACATATGCCACATCTTCAGGTAATGTAGGATCACACAAGCAAGTCGTCAGTCTTGCAATCTCTCCATCCTGTCTGTTGTAAATCTCAACAGCCAGACTTTCATCCATCATATATTTTCCTAAACGCAGCATACAATTCTTGTATACTGAATAGCTTGTTTTAACATTTAAAAATCCCATACTTATCTCTCCTTATTTTTATGTGATATTATCTCCATTTAAGCTTCGCTTTTATTAAATTGAACAACATTATACATTTTTCATTCATCTTCAGTGTCTATGCATGAATCATATTCATTTACATCAAATACATCAATATTATAATCACGAGCAAAATCAGCTGTTGCACTCATATTATTCTCCTTTCTTATTCTATATAACATCCTTTCGTTTTCTCTTTTGGTCGTCCGTACACTGATTCATATAAATATTCTACCAGCCCAGGTGTTACTCCATGGTATTCACATAACTCTTTAAATACTTCATGTGATTCCATTTTATCGACTTCTTTGATGAAATCGTCTGTTATTTTTTCTGTTTTTGTATGAACAGGGTTGGGATATATAGGACTACATATTTCTTCCATGTCACGATATACGTTTTCATCATATTTCTGTTTATCTTGCTCGTCCTGAATATCATTTAAATTAAATTGAACAACATTACACATGTGCCATTCTTCACCGGTATCTACACATGAATCACCTTCATTTACTTCAAACACATCATCATTTGTTATATCTATATCAAAATCATTTGCCGTCTGAGCTGCTGAATCTAACATTTGGTTTCTACATTCTTCAAATGTTCCAATTTTCTCAATGCAAAAACCAACGCCATCATAAGCATGATGAAAAATGCATAGAAAATCTCCATCAGATACTTGAATTTCAAAGACTTCAAATACTAAGAAATGTTCATTTCCATAAGAATAATCTATACGCATTCTGCGATTTTTGGGAAAACTTATATCCATAACATATTTAATTTCTCTATCCGCACCATATTTATCATCTTTAATATCATTCGCAATATAATCTATGACAGATTGGTGAGCTTCAGAAAGACTCTTAAAGAATTCAAAGCATGGACGTCTGTAATCTTCATCATTAAGACTACATAATAAAAATACTTTCATATCTTCCTCCTGTTTGTTTAATTAAATTTTATAGTGTTCCATCAAGAACTCTGCATAAGCAGTTACTTTATCCTTATCACCACAATAGAATCCGGTAGTAAACTTCTCGATAAGCTTATCTCTAATATCCTCGTGAGTCTCCCAACCATCATCTAAATAATCACGATAATCACGATCCATAACCTCTAACATAGATTTGTCATCTATTCTCGCTTCGAATTTTATATTCTTAATATCTTCCGGCAGATCATCCGGCAAGCGTAAGCGCGCAGCGTCAGCGGAGTTAGGAGCGGAAGCGACGACATCTGGAGCGTCAGCGACTCTTCCGAGCAATCCGGCTACCAGACCATCCAAGCGGTCACGCTGGTGGTCACGGTACCGGTCGGTACTATTATTATTATTATTATAATTATTATTAGTATTATAATTAGTACCAGTACCGGAACCAGATGGCCATATCACCTGCCCCGTAGGATCATATTCAATTTCATTTATGAGCAAGTTAAAGTCAACAAAATCTGCATACCCGCCATCTCTGTATTTTGTAAGCACTTTATTGACTTTGCCTTTGCTCGTCTTCAGCTCTTGCGCAATCTGATTCTGAGAATATTCTGGATGATCACGCTTCAATTCCAAGATGGATAAAGTGACGGTCATGTTCTCACCGAATGCTCGTGACCGCTTTTCTTGGGACGAGTCGATTGTCTCAAGTAAGGTGTCTCCTACATATAATAGAAGTTCTTTGTCTATTGGTTTGGCATACAGTCCATAATCTATGACCGCCTCATAATATTCCAGAGCTTTCTCCGGCCCAAGAATTTCTTTTATTCTTTCGCCCTGTTTCCTATAAGAAGCAAAGAATGTAAAACACTTACCGCGGTCAAATTCTTTTTCACTCATGATTTTCCCTCCGATTTACTTTCGTTAGTTATCCCTTCTGTTGTCTTTATTTTGGATATGTGTATCAAGAGCTGTGCATAACTCCGGTGTTGCTTCAAATATATAAACATCCAGATTTGGACGTCTTCTATTTGGCGTGATGCCAAGAATTTTAAATCCCTCTTTCCTCAACAGCCATGCGATTCTCTGGCTGCGGACTGCCTTTGTCTTCATTGTATTTTTCTCCTTATATATAGTTAATTTAACTTGTTATGATTAATATATCATTCTTCTCTCGTATTGTAAAGTTAATTATTGCAGTTATTTAATCTTGATAATGCTGCCTTAATATAATCTTTTCCATTCAGAATGTGTTCAAGCAAATCCCAACCGGTGTTTCCCAGTTGGTTCCATGCCTGGTCAAGACCGTGACCGCGTGTACTGTCCATCGGATACAGAACTGTTGCAATAATGTTGAATAATTCATTTGCTTTGGCCCAATCAGTGATGTGATAAAAGTAATCGTACCATTTATTACCGTTCTCATCCGGCAAAACATCATTATCTGTATAATTCAAATACTCTTCTCCTATATATGGAAGGACATCTGAATTTACCGCGTCTTCGAAGAACCAATCTGCGCTGTTATCTTCCGAAAGATCCTTTAATACTTCTGGCTTCCAATACTGTGGTAATGGACACATATATAAGCGGATACAAATTGTTTTCTGATCTGATCCAAACGCCTGCAGATCCATTGCTTTAATAATATAGCGATATTCGAAAGCCGGCATATCTTCATCTGCTTCTGCCTGATAGATTTCTTTTGACAGTAATGTTAACTGGCCTCCGCCGCTATATTCTTCATCGAATTTCTCTTTCCACGGGATGATTTGATCCGGATTGCCTGGTCTCCATCCTGCGAATGACAGTGTTTCATTCATCTTCGCCCACCTCTTCCTCAATGACCGTGAACGGATGACCGATAATTTTTTCAATTTCTTTTACAGTCATTGTAGTTGGTTCTTCCCAATCAGGATCCATGTATGTTGGAGCATTGTTTTTTGTATAGAATTCATCAATTAAAGCACATTGCCTTTCAAAATTTGATTTCCATACTTTGATAATGTCAATGTTGCGATCATTATTATGTCTGTTTGACTCATAATTACTTAAATATTCTTCACAAGATACACATGTAGTATTGTTAGTATAAATGGCAAGATGGTTATTAGAATTCTTATTTCCTAACACAATCCCAATTTTTCCATTTCTTAACTTTACAATATCTGTAGCTGCCAGCTCCGGCATTTTATTACTTGTTATCATGCGATTTCCCTCTTTTCTCTTCTTCCTGTGAACAGATTGATTAATTTAATTTTTTCTCTACGTCGTTCACGCTTACGTTCTTCTTCCTGGCGCTTACAGTCTGCCATGATTTTATCGAATTTTGTTTCTTCGTATGAGGCAGAAATTACAATGTCAACCAGCACTCCATTGTGGGCAACGATTGTTTCCACATGGAATTTTTCGTAATTTTTATGATTATCTACTGCTTCTTTAATCTTTGTCATTACAGTTCACCTCTCTCTTTCATTTTTGTTTTCAACTGTTCCACATAATCTCTGGCTTCTACCAATGTACATTTCTGCGACTCTGTGTTGTGCATGTGATAATACAATCTGATTGCTTTCACTTTTTCGTGATGTTTCAAGAAATTCTGTACAGTAATTTCTGTAGGAGACATTTCCCTTACAATGTTTCCAAAGAATGTACGGATATAGAATTCAAGATCCGGATCCCATTCATTAATTTTCTCATCACCTGTCATGAGATAGATCGCATTGATCAGGTCTGTGACCGGAATAATACTTCCGTTTTTATGAAGAAAGTATCTTCCCTTCATTGGAATTGTTACTACTGCTTTTGCTTCTGCTTTATTCATTTGCTTTCTCTCCTATTCTTATGCTCAATAGCATAATTCAGCTACGATTTAGAAGGAGAGCGGCTCTAAATTTCACGCCGCATATGCCGAAACTGAATTATGATATCGAACAATATGATACTCTGCACCATTTTCCCTATGAGAAAAAACGTACCTTCGACTTGAGGTTGTACCGCTATTTTGGATTATGGTACAGAGTATATTTTGATTTTGTTTAATTAAATTATTTTGAGTGCCTTACTACTCCTACTTTTTTATATTTATACGGGCTATTATAAAGCCATTTATCAAAATCGAAACTTCTTTCTTCTACAATAATCTTAGTAAATGGGAACGGATTACGAAGGCCACGGATAGATAATTCTCTACAATTGATATCACCTTTCTCTTTACTTACAATTGCTGAAGTCATTGTAACATAAAGTTGACACGGCATCATTTTACCGGTGTTTTTGTCTGGATACACGATATTTTCACTCTGATAAATATAAGTAATTGCAGTAAACATAATTTTTCCTCCATTTCAGAACGTTTGTTTGCCTTTGAGCAGAGTATAGCACTTACGGTACTAAAATGCAAGTGCTATATTCTGTATAATTTAATTTGTTTTATTTGTTTTCGGTACCGGTCGCACCATACCGGCGGTGACTATTAATTGCAGAAGTAACTTTTCTTAAGTCACCGCCAGTATACATAGGCTGGATTCCTAATTTCTTGGCGACTTCTTCTTCCAGATACATAGTGAGACGTTCTTTTTCTTTGCGACCAGGATATTTTGCATGTGCTTTGGCAAAAAACGTATCTGGTTCAATTGGACGGAATAAAGATACAATTGCCTTGACAACCTGTGGATCATTGTCATGCAGGTTTAAAACACTTTTAACCGGCCAGATAACATTGGCTCCATATCCATTAGTAGCTGTATGCCAACCTGCATCTTCAATGATATTAAATACATTATTGAGAATTTCTTCTCCATTAACAAGTGATGCAGCCTGCAATGCTGCTGAATATCCACTTAATACTCTATAATCAGATGCTTTTAAGGAATCCTGCTTTTCCTTTGAAAGATTCTTTAATTCATGGATATTTAATAATAGTCTCCTTTCCTTAATACAGTTATCCAATACACAGTATTTCTTAATCCCTCTAGTTACATAAGCTCTGTGTTTATGGGAAGGACTCAGATGATCAACATCTTCTCCCTGTTCTGAGAATAATTCTGCCTCTTCAATTTTCCTTTCAGCAGGATCTTCTGATAATCCTTCAGTAAGTACCGCAAGAAGATATTTTTCTTTCCTGATTCCGGCAGCAAGCATACGGTGTGATCCATCGATCACTGCAAATGTTGCAGTTTCTGGATGTGGTGATACCAATACCGGCTCACATTTATTAAAATTCCATTTACGTACCAAAGAATATACTTTTTCTATGTTGATGCAGTATACTCTCTGATAATCTTCGTCGATTTCTAACAATTCAAGCGGGATACAGCAAAATCTTTTTCCGCCAATTCGCTGACAGTTACTCATCACCGTGTTGTATGCTGTCTGGTCTTTGAAAAGTTTAGTAATTACTTTGCTTTCTGTTGCTCCGTTTGTAAGTGCTCTTTCGATTTCGTTATAGTTCATCATGATGATCGACCTCTTTCTTTTATATTTGTTTAATTTAATTTTTATTTAGTTTTATTTACATCGTTGACATAAACTTACGCCATGCTTTATTGTAAAGCATTAACGTACTATCGTTTGGGTTTTCTTTTTCCGTTTTGGAAATAATGTCATTTCTGACCTTTTTAGGAATACAGAAATCTATCATGATTTCATTTAATTCCTTTTTCCAGTCGGCAATTTCTTCTGCTTTTGCAGGTTTACCGACCATGGCTGCCTTCATAAATTGTCCTGTTGTAATCTGTGTGCAATATTTAGAACTCATATTTTTCTCCCTTCTTATGCGGCCGATGTAATAAACATTCTCAGCCATTCTCCATTTATTCTTTCCCAGGCCGTGGGATTCAAAGCATATTCTTTTGGTTTGAAGAGTTCTCTGTATCTCTGCTGCATTGATTCTTTGGTTGAAAAGAACTCTTCCCTTTTTAAGTTTCCCTTCTGCGCACCGGATTTGTAATAGATCCGGAGTTTGTATCTGTGTTCCATGCAATCACCTCGTTTCTATTTGCTTACAACAGACAGGATATTTCCCTGTTTATCAAGTTTTACTGTTACTTCGGATCCGCTTTGGAACCCGGATACATCATATGCTTTTCCATTCTCATCAAGGATATAGTTTCCTGATGCGGAAACAGTTCCCTTGACAGAATGGATTCCGGCATATACGTCTTGATCTACTTTTCCAATAATTCCGGCAAATATGAAAAAAGCAGCTAAACCTAAGCTGCTTTTAATAATGATTGATTTCTTTTTTCTAGCTGCTGCCCTCTTGTTGTATTCTTCTCTTGTCATGATTTATTTCCCTTCTGTTTAATTTAATTTAATTTATTTTGCATACTGTTCGAGGTGTTTTAATCCACCGGCATAATGGGCCAGCAACACCTCGTCATCATCTACATATTTAGTTCCCTTGCTATCCATGATACAGGATGCAAGGTCATTGATTTCATAATTTCCAGTATCTGCGTACCATGAGAAAAGATTTCCGTTTGAACAGGTGATTGTTACAAGATCACCTTCCGGTTCTACATCGTATTCGATTTCTGTAACAATTCCGGTAAGAGGGTAAAGATTATCAAGGGTGCTGATTCCCTCAATATCCTCTGTATAATATCCGGTTCCGTCACTGAAACCATAAAGAGTTCCGGTTTCTGTACGATTAACGGAAGTGATTTCTCTTGCTGATACCGGAGTACAGCTTGAGAATAATGTTGTTGTTACTACGATTGCAGTAACGATAGTTTTTGTTGTTTTAGTCATGGCTATTTCCCTCCCTTACGCGAAAGTTGTGAACTTGTCACAACGCATTCTCTTGTCATCTGGTGCCACTCTTTCGTAACCTGGGACTGGAGTGAGTCCAAATACTTCTCCCGGATATGCCTGAGCAGCAATAATGCTACCAATGATTACTAAAGTCTCCCCAGCCACAGCGTTCTGGTTGAAAGACTCTTTGATGGAAGAAATGATTTCCATTCCTTCATCAGTGCCTACAAACTCTGTTTTTACAAACAGAGGTGATACCTGTTTTTCAATTGCCTTTGCGTTAATCAACACACTTGTAGGCACTGAAATCAGACTTCCATTTACATCCTGTATTGTTACCGGATGCGGAGTAGTGTTCACTACTGTTACGTTATTTGAGAATGTTACGAAGTTGAAATTATTAGTTGTTGTTGTCATGGCTATTCTCCATTCTCCCCGTATGCCGATAGGACAGCTGATTTATTTTTATTTCCCTGTACATGGGGGTATCCCGTCCAGAAAAATCGATTCTAAAAAGTTTTCCGTTTTTTAAATTCGCCAGTCAAGGAAAATTATATAGACCGGTAGATAATTTAATTAGTTTTTATTAGCTGCAATGATTAGCTTAAATTCATGCAGACTGATTACGCCCTTGAGATACAGGTCAAGTGCATCATTTGCAAGAGTCGCAAGGCGCTTATATTCATGAGTGGCCATGCAGTAATCAATGTAATCACGAGCATCAAGTGCTCGGATCTCAAAGTTCGGATCACCAATGATAATGCAAGCTACATGACGAGCTATGTCAATATCTTCAGGTGTATCCTGGTCAATGAATGTATGCCAGATGTTGACATACACCCACTGTGATACTATTTCTGCCGGATATGAATGGCAGAGTTCCTGGTACAGCGTGTGAGCACTATAACCAAAGAAGTTACGGGATACGAATTCATTAAAAGCTTTGATTATTTCTGATTTTTTCATGTGATTTCCTCCGGTGCTTTTAAGGATAAAGCATAACCTTATTTTTTATTATTTGAACGCATCTACAAGGATTGGTACCACTACTATAAGCACTGGTCCCAGTCCCATGGCTAAATCGAACATTATGTCGAAAATTGCGTCGATTCTTGCTTCTGTGAAAAATTTCTTCATATCAATCTTCCTCCTCACATAAAGTAACTCCGCCTACCCAAATGTCTGTCCACTCACCGGACATGAAGTTAATCTCATGCCGAGGAGCTAAATCTTCGTAGTTATCAGTATCCTGTATGAAGGATACTTCAAAATTGAACTTACCCCAGTTCTTTTCGAACTGTTTGTAGATTGGGATAAGTTCTTTATTCCTGGTAAACAGCACCGGAATAAGTGCGTCCTTATGTGTGTCAAACTCACATTGAGACAGTACTGCTGCTAGTGCAATTCTAGTGCGAATTGACAGGGAACCATGTCTATTAAGAACAAGGTTACGCAGCTTGCGTACTGTGTACTGTGGACGATAGCAGATTGATTCTGCAAATGTCATCTGAACACTAAAGCGTCCGGATAACTCATTACCCTCTGTGCGGTCATAGAAGACCATATCTGACTCCATGAGTGCGTTGATGATGTTCTTTGCTTCGTTGATTGCTGAATTAATTTTTGTTGTCATGATAATTCTCCTTCTTGCCTTTTGGTTTAGGCATAACCTTATATTTTGTTTCCGTTGGTAAAATCTATACTCTTCATGGGCATTATAGAAGGGCATAGAAAAATCCCTTATCAAGGTTCGACCTTGCAATTTTCGATAGGAAAAAGCCTGCTCCTCACAGGAATAAGGGATAGCAAGTTTAATGGTTAATTAGTTACTTATTACTTATGTGCTGTTATGCACACATGTAATCTTTGATGTTACCGCGTTCGTCTGTCTCGCGGTAATGGCAGTCGTATTCAGACTGGATGAACGCGTCTGGATACGGCAGATTTTGTAATACTGCTGTCGCCTGCTCATGCGTGTAGTTATTCGCATGATTGCGACTGAAATACGTCGCACCTGTACGTGGTGATGTATATAGGTGACGTAAGATTGTACCGGATCTGCCCGACTGTGTAATCAGGCAGATTTGGTACTTTGGGAATGTGTGATGTTTGATGATGTCTGATAACATGATGTCTATTCCTCCGAAATTTTTGCAATAAAAAAGAGAGTATATGGATACTCTCTTTGATGCAGTGTATTATTTTGTTGTAAGAGCGCACTATTACTAGAAACGCTCTTTTTTGATAGTGAATACATCACTATCTGAAGCGGTTGTTAAATAGAACGCAAACAACGCATTGATAAAAGCTGTATCGTCTGCCGCAATCTTTAACACCTCTTCATCAGACTTGTTGCCAATACCATGATTTTCCCAGAAAAAATAGTCTGGTCCATCAATATTGACAATCTTCCTAATGTACTGATCCATATGGTCTAACGCTCTTGCGCGCCTGTTTACAGACCAGTCTTTAAATTCAAAATTATTATTCATATTAATTCACCTCCAATGCATCACCTCCTTATCATATCACCGGATGAATTAACAATCAATGGTTATACCATTAATTTTAATCACAATTTTTTTGGTATTCTTTTCTTTCTCAGGACGGATTTTAGTCTGATTAACTTTCATACCGTCCCTACGTGTTGCAAGCTCAGTATCAGTTACACCCTCAAAAGATGTAAAACTAGCGGCTTTTTTGCCGTTCGGATACTGCACAGGCAAACCATTGTATCCCTCTTCAGGCATTGCCTGAATCTCGCTCTCCCAGTCAATAGAATAACCTTTACCGTCAACCATAGACTGCTTATAGCAACGTGCTTGTGGTTCTTGTGCTTTACGCACTTTACAAGCTGAATGCGCTACTTGACTGTACATTTCAGCCACTTTTACAGCCTCTTTACGCGGGTCTGTAAAAGTTGTTACTTTAGGGTAACCACCTATTTCAGCGCATTTTTCACATACTGCGATATAAATAGGATGATTAACGCCTACTTTTACGTCGTGCCATGTGATACGTTTTACGGCACATGTAGCGTTGTTATTCCATTCACGTTTCATAATATGAACTGATAACATACGTGTTTTCAGTGTTTTTGGTTTATCACAAACAAAGAAAACATAATCGTTTGTTACGCCGTCAATATCTATATACGGAACTAAAATACGTCCATAAATCGCGCCTTTTGGAACTGCGAAACCTTCAAATAATGTATTATACTTTGTGCACACTTTTGTATACACTTTCAAACCTTTTTTACCCATGATATAAACCCTCTTTTCTAATTTTATTTTTGCGCAATAAAAAAGAGGGTTCACACCCTCTTTTTTATTACTTTGTTTCTTCTGGTTTGATTGTCTCACAATTTCCAGACTCAAAAATTACCGCAAATAAATCTGTTAGCGCGTTTAATACACGTTTTTCTGAATAGTCAGTTACCCATGTATAAACACCCTTTTTATCTTTTCCAGAACGTCCTGCATTACCCGTGAACGCCCCGAAAAACTGCCTGATATCGGTTTCTGGAATGTCGCCACCTTTAACCTTGACCGGATAGAATAAATCACCCTCTTCTCCCACAATATTAGAAAACACTTTTGAAAGTGATTTCTTGATATTTGACAGTCCCTGACCGCTTTTTACCCACTTTTCAATAAGTGGTGAGAAATCGTAGTTTGTACCGTCCTCTTTTGCAAGAATAGACTTGTCAAGCTTAATGGCTTTTACTGCTGTATGTGCCTGAAGTGTCAGGAAGATTTTATCAGTATTGTTAAGGTCAGAAAAGGTTATTTTATTGCAACCCTTTTCGTTAAGGCTTGTAAGAATAGCTTTTACACTTACAAGCTCTTTACGGGTATCAATAAATTTCTGAACATCCAGACCATCAACGAGAATCAATTTAGAAACATCTTCAATTGTGTTTACGTCTTCAGTTGGAAAGGTGGACTCAATCATAGCTCTCATTTTTGAGAATGCACCTGATAATTTCTCATGTTCATTTGACCAGCAAAGATAGTGGACGAAATTAGAAATTTTATCCATGGTTTCTGGTTTCTGGTTAGATACACGAATAACGATATTTTCTGATTTAAGCATAGTATTTACCTCTCATTTTTCATATTTTAGTGTGACTGTTTTCGCGCCCATGGCGTTACTAACAAGCCCTGCTGATATTCTTTTTACCTGATTTTATGGTAGGGAATGCCGTACATAATACGATATTCAATATACCGAACAAAAATCCGATATACCACTTTTACGGGAGTCTGCGTCACGTTGGAATTGTCACGCTTTTCCCATGTGCCTACTTCGGTACTTTGAAACCGGTTCGTGCCTATTTAGCCGGCTACGTGCTGTTATCCTTTTTCATATAACCGAACTACTACTTTATTCGCTCGCATATACCGCCCACTTACAGTATTTTAACGCTTTTTCCGCGTCCCCCCTTGTTAGGGTTGTTGCCTACCATGCTTTTCAGCGACTTTCAAAACTTTTTTCTTGCCTATATTAGCGCAAACCGTCCGTCCGTCCGTCACTTAGATTAAACATACCGCATTCACATAGAAACTATATAAATGCCTTTTCGACATATGGTAACATTGATATAGGGTTGTTATTCCCTGTCGCATTTTCATTTCTTGACAGCGACTGTCACGAACCACACTTTAGCCCTGTATGATAAAGGGGGATGGACTGCTGAAAAATCAGCGTTCTAATTGCGATACTACGGAATACTTTGAAAATGCTTTTACTTATGATATGCGCCCCACATGGGCATTGGACATATCACATGTATTTGCATGTTCGCGATATTCAATTGAACCGCTCAAGTGTTTACCGTCCCTTCGGACAACTATATAATACCAAAACCATTTGTCTAAAAATGAAAATGTATAAAAAAGTTATAGAATATTTATTCATATAAATACATAATTCGTGCATAAAACATGCATATATGCATAAAATTAGCTATATTATGCATAAAATTAGCAGTAATTGGAATTACTCAAAAAGGGGGTACTTTTAACGCCAAAATGGGCTAAAATTACCCAGAAAGACCTAAGCCGGTTAACTTCCACACTGGCTTGAAAAATACGTCCTCTCTTCCTATTAAAATGTAACGCTCCCCACATCGCCAAACTCCTATAATCACCGCCCATATTGTTCCACGCTCCCCAAATCTCACCTCACACTACCCTCCAAACCCCATCTACCGTCCATATTCTCAATCGCATAATCTCAAATATTTCAGTTAATTTAACTTCTTTTCTTGACAAATCCATCTTCCTATGCTATTATCTCATTATCAAAACAAGCTAAATTAACTCAGTGTGCAAAGAAAATCTACAAAATCCAAATATCCACAACTTGTTTTGATAATTCAATAACATTAAATAACACATCAATAACTCGTAAACCTTAGCAATAAATAACAGGAGGACAAACCAAAATGTCACATCAAACAGAATACGATCTCAGAATGAGATCCTACAAATCAATTACAGATGCTCATCTAATCCCTCGCACCCCAGTGATCATCCAAATCGATGGTCGTGCATTCCATACTTTTACCAGGGGGTTCAAAAAACCATTTGATCAGGTACTTATGGCTGCTATGCGCTATACTGCAGAATACCTCTGCAGAAATATCCAGGGCTGTGTTCTGGCTTATACTCAATCAGATGAAATTAATCTTCTTCTTATTGATTATGAGAAACTCGAAACTTCACCATGGTTTGGTAACCGGGTCCAGAAACTTGCTTCTATTGCAGCATCTATGGCCACTAATTATTTCAATCAAATATTTAAAGAATTAGTAAAAACAATCGGCAGAAAATATCATTCTCCAAACCATCGCTATATTCGTGCATCACTCAAAGGAGCAGAATTTGCTGCATGCGTATTCAATCTCCCACGAGAAGAAGTCACAAACTATTTTAACTGGAGGCAGCAGGACGCAATTCGTAATTCTATCCAAATGGTTGGTCAAGCACATTTCTCTCAGACTGAGCTAGATGGCAAATGCAATCAAGAGATCATAGAAATGCTTATCCAGCAGAAAAATATTGACTGGAATAAACTTGAAACCTATAAACAGCGCGGTACCTGTATCATCAGATCTGCTCATAGTTCTTTCTTATTAAATGGTAAACAAATTACAACAGATACATGGTCTTATGACCTCGATATTCCACGATTCATAGGTGAAGGTCGCGATTATATAGAAAGATATCTGTATCCGGATGATCCAAACAACACTACTTCTCGAAAGGACGGAAATAATTAAATTATGCAGAGCAAAGAACATAAAGATACAAAATATGCTTGGCAGCTAGAACACAACAGTGACTACACTTCTGCTACGGCATTTGACTCCATAGAAGAATGCATTGCAGATGCTCAAGACTATTTTGCAGAAGAAAATGTAAAAATCAAATCAATTACAATTCAGGAACTTAGACCATATGAAATCTCTGTTGATGCAGAAAGAGTTCTTGAGGTTGTCTGGGAAGAAGCAGAGGCAAACGTTGGTGATCTTGTAGATGACTGGCTAGATAGTAGAACAGCTTATACTACTGAACAACTGGCTGATCTTTCCGAACGTTTGACGGGGGTAATTAAAACTTGGCTGGAAGAAACCCATAATGAACCTGATTTCTTCAATATTATAGGAGAAAAAGAAATTTCAATATGTAATATACCACAATAGGGGGATAAATCATGGTAATACTTATATGTATTCTTTTATTTGTATTAACCGGTATTGGATGTTGGGCTTTATGTGCTGTATCTGATACTGATGAATATGATGATGAAGAAATTAAATATGATCAAAATGATGATAACAAATTTAATTAAACAATAAAGGAGAAAAACAAAATGAACACTTACACAACCAACACAAAACCAGCATCCAAATTTGAAGACGTACCAGAAGAAGTTCTTACAGACCCAACAATGAGAACAGCACTTGGAATGGATTCTATCCCAGGGATGAATACTCCGGTGGATGCAGCAAGTAACATTTGCGGTTTTGTAAATGAACACAGTGGAATGAATCTGAAATCTGTATCTGCAACAGCAACTGATGATACTACTCTTACAGTAATTAATGAGCAGGAAGTATTAGGAAAACATTTCAGAATATTCGGAACAATCGATAATCCACTCTTTCTTGCTAAAGATGTTGCTGGATGGATTGAATATGATGTCTCTTCTATAAATAAAATGCTTAATAATATAGACGACGATGAAAAGGTTCGGAAGAATGTTCCGACCCCCGGCGGAATACAAAAATCATGGTTTATTAATGAAGATGGGCTTTATGAAGTTCTTATGCAGTCCAGAAAACCGATTGCTAAGTCATTCAAGAAAAAAGTCAAAGAAATTCTGAAATCCATCCGCAAGAACGGCGCTTACATCCGCAACCAGGAAAATATGACTCCGGCAGAGATTGTTGCACGAGGACTGATTGCAGCTCAGAACATTATTAATGAGAAGGAGAAAGAAATTGCTATTCTGAATGGTCGTTGTGGGCTACTGACACAGGCCGTAGATGATAAACAGGATGTTATTAATGCTATCTCCAGAAATGTACCGGCTCCAACAAAACGTATGATGCTGAACAGAGTAATGAGACGAAGATCACCAGAGCTGGCCCAGAGTCGATGGTCTTACTTATACGCAAGATTTGACGAGATTTATCATAAAAATGTTAAAATCCGCATGAAAAATTACAATGCAGAACCAGGACATAGAAAATGCTATTCTATTCTTGATTTTATTGAAAAAGTACTTAATATGCTTGATGAATTATATGACCTGGCAGTAAAACTTTTCGAATCTGATTTTACACAGCTTATGCAGGAAATGCATTTATTACGTATGACTGATGAAGAATATGAAGACGAAGAATATTGGAAACGTGTACTTTAAGATAAGGAGGGAATGGTAAGAGTGCCTGCCGGTGCTCTTACCTATTAGAAATATGAGCTATTTACCAATCATAAGATTTAAAAATAGATGGCAAACATTCGATTTAAATTTACATTATCCATATTCAGTAAATGGGAAAATTATTAATTATACTCATTTAGGATATAGAGGTGATGCCTGTTATATTGTTGATAATGAATGTAATACATATTATCTTCCTCATGATTACGCTGAAATTATTAATGATGCATTAAAATTACATAGCAGTATCTATAATGAATGTAATACAGACTCATGTAGACGTCAAATAATAACAAAACTCGAAAATATTAATAGACGTGAATATGGCCGGAATGATTTTGAATCACTTAATAGTATATTGGCGGAACAAAGTAGAGACGACAATTATATTCATGACAGAATTTTATACGATACTACTTGTAATAAAGCATGTGTATGCGACTGTAATGCGATCATAATTGATGTTGTGTATTTGCATCAAAATTTTGTGCCATCATCTACGCAAAGAGGTCGTAGATCTGAAATAACTTCTACTTCTTTAACTGTAGATGAGGCCGCCAGATATAATAATAGCATTTCATTCCATAGTAATGCTATCACATTTAATAATAGCGAATGGGATAGAGGATTTATTAATAATATTATCCTGAACAAAACAAAAACTTACATTCATAAATTTAATTACATCCCTAAATACATAAAACATTTTATGCCTGGAGAATCAGAAGATACTACTCTCCTGATCGGAGCAGAGATTGAAGTAGGTGGAAATAATAATATCTCTTCTGATAATGATAAAAATTCCACAGTAAAAAAATGTATTCAGATTATGAATGGATCTGATAGTGATGAAGAAAATCTTATTTACAGTACACATGACAGCACTGTACAGATTGAATTTGACACTATGCCATGCAGTTTGGAATTTCATAAGAACAAAATGAACTACCGTGAAATGTTCGAATATCTTGATAAAGAAGGATATAAAGGTCATGATTGTGAAACTGCCGGATTACATATTCATGCGAATCGTAACTATTTAGGGAAATCAAGGATATCGCAAGAGTTAGTTATATCTAAGATTCTGTATATTCTTGAGAAATTCAATGATGAAATATGTGTTATTGCAAGGCGTGACAATGAATACAGTGAATTTGTCGGTAGTAAAAAAGAAGAAAATTCGATTGTTGAGTTATATGGAAAGTATAAAGATCACGGTAAACGTGCTGCATTGAATTTACAACATAAAGATACTATTGAATTTCGTATGTTTAAAAGTACTTTAAAATATGAAACGTTCATTCTTACCTTAGAGTTCGTCAAGGATATTATAGATTTTGCTAAGTCTGCGAGTATTGAAGAAATTGAACTGATAAAGTGGGCAGATCTCATGAAGTTATTCTCTCCTGCTCTAAGGAATTATTATACGGAACGATACAATAAGCAGTATAAAAAAACAATGAATGAAGATGAAACCTTGCTGAAACGTCAGATCTCAAATATAAAGAAAGCTATATTAAATTGTAAAAATTATATGATGAAAACGAAGTTGCAGCAAGAATATGATGAACTGAGAAGACAATATAATAAAATTCATAAAAAGAACAAACGTAAGAAAGCATATCCTACTGTTACTCATGTAGATTTAAGAACTGACGGGCTTATAAGTGCAGGTGCATATAGCCAGTCTGGAGAACTCATATATAGATTTGATAATATGCGGAATCTTAACCTTACTGCTATTTAAAGGAGGTATACTATTTGTCTGAATTTGGATTAAAAATAAAAAATATAAAAGCCGGGACACTCTTTGGATATAACCAGGGAGTCAGGAATCGGTACGATTATACTGAAGCAATGTTCAGTAATAGTCTATTCAGTGATTATATCATACAGAATGGACTTAATGTTTGGAATGACACCAGTACACGAGACATTATTTGTCTTGATTTTGATTTTGGAAGTCGTAGTTATGAAGAAGAAATGGACCATTTGCTAAAGCAGTTTGGACCATTTGAACATGATAAATCTTTATCTGAGGAATCTAAGAAACGTATTAGAGCAATATTTCGAAATGTGATTGATAATAAAGACAATTATATGAAATGTTCCAAAGATGAAATCCGGGAAATATTCTATGAAAACGGTGTAAATGTTGAATACATTTCTTCATATACAAAGAAAGAAGGTGAAAAAAAGACTGTTATTAATTATAAAATGCTATACCGCAACTCTTCTAAGGCAAAAGTCGGACAGGTGATGTTTATTAACTCAAAACTTTATAAGAAGGCATATAACTGGCTGACGATGGGTCTTGGAAAGAAAATGCCGATGGAAAATGCTAAGATTGTAGAGATGTCGGCATATGCTCCTCTCACAACCAGCACAATAGTTGGAAAGTTCTATTGTCCTGTAGAAGCCATTCTTATTATTAAAGATACGGATAGTTTCTACAAGACAATAGCCAAGATCGTGAAAGCTGAGGATTATGTAGTTCAGGAGAAGGTTTTAGATGAAACTGCTACAGAAATTGCAAAGCAAAGAGCTATTGCTGAAGGAAAATTTTTAAAAGACGGTGTTACTCCGAAATATACTAAGAGATATAAACGAGTAAATGTTATAAAAAAGAAATGTGTCGTTCATGATGAAGAAACAGAGGTTAAAAATACTCTCTGGGACGGTGAAATGCTGATTGAGTCTGATATTTTGCCTGAATGGGTTAATGGTATGGCACTTTTAAGACAACATTTCTTCAAAGCTTGTGGAATTCGCACTCATATTCAACTATTTTTTAAGGATTGGTGTGAAAAAACTGGACATGACTATGAGACTTATACAGTACAGGACATGTTCGGAGTTTGGCATAAGCTCAAGGATATTCGCATGATTACAACTGATAATGCTATTAAATGGAAGAAATTCATGAATTTAATGGGTAATACTCCTGCTGAAGCTTATCAGTATTGGTGTGATCGCGTAAATGCCGATGGATCTTACTGGGGGATAGTAAAAACCGATCATCCAAGTAAATTAGGCGGTGTGCAGCAGATGAGTTATCAGATGGTTAATACTCTTCCTTCCTATAATATAGATATTCCATCTCCTTGCTCTACTGATGATGTGCGTAAATTGGCAAAAACCAGTGTGGATTATGTAGAGGGGATGAAAGATGATAATAATCTTTATGTACAGTATCTTAGGAAGAATGCTACGATAATTAATCATTATGAAATGTTGGCAGATTTATATGATTGGAATAAGGATTTTGGAAATAGTACATGGTTCCGATTAGAGAAACGTAAAATTATCAATCAATATGTAACCAGGCTTAGAACAGGCAAAATTACAATTGATGGAGATAATCTTACAATATTTGGAAATCCATATGCTCTTCTACTCAAATCTGTAGGAATGGATCCGGAATCAGATCCTACTCTTAATATTGAGCCAGGAACTATTCAATGTTATACAAAACGTTTTCAAGATGGAGAATATCTTTGTGGTATTAGAAATCCACATAACAGCCCAAATAACATCTGTTACTTACATAACACATATAGCGATGAAATGCAACGATATTTTGTATTCAGTAATAATATCATGGCAGTAAATTGTATTCATACAGATATTCAGGATCGTGCCAACGGCTGCGACTTTGATTCAGATTTCTTTTTTGTGACAAATAATGAAGTAATGGTTAAAAGTGCTAAGGCTGCATATGAACAGTATCCTACTATTGTTAATAAACTCAAAGAAAGTGGCCTTACATATAAGAATACAATGAAAGAATACGCTCGTATGGATAATAAATTCGCCAAATCACGTATTGGTATTGGAGAATCAAGTAATCTCGCACAGCTTGCAATGACTTATTATTGGACTAACCCAAGTCGTGAATTATATGACAACTTTGTTATTCTTTCGGTACTAGCTCAGGTTATTATTGACGGATGTAAACGTGAATATGAAGTGGATGCTATAGAAGAAATAAAGCGTATTAAAAAACTTCCTTGTATGCAGCAGTTAGAGGAAGTTGAGGACGAATTTGGTAATAAGAAACAGGTGCGTCGAGATTTTCCAGAATTCATGAGATATACGCGTAAGATTCAATATACAAAGAACGGTAAAGAGGTGGAAAGAGAATTGGTTGATCAGCAGAAAGAAAAGTTATCTGGAAGAATTTCTTCCTATTATATATGTCCGATGAATAGTTTACAGATTGTTATGGATGATATCAAGCCGATACATTCTACTAATACTATTCCTACTGAAGATCTTGTAATAAAAGTAAAAGGCAAAGCAAACGCTAGGCAAATGGAAAAAATTTTAGGATATGCAAAAGAACTTGAGCTTTTAAGTAAAGATAATATGTCTGATGATGAAATTCTTGCATATACCGAGAGATTCGATCAGATTTTAGCGGAATTAAGAAAAATAAAAATAAAAAATCCAAAGACTATGAGCAGATTGATTGAAATTGCTCTTAATACAAGTAATATGGGAAGAAAAAAGGATTATTCACGTTATACAAGAAATCTTCTTAATCTATTATATAGAATGGACAGAGAAGCATTCTTACAAAATTTCTCGAAAAACTGCAGAATGTCTGAAAAAAAATCAGCCTAAAACCCTTTAAAAGTAACAAAAATCGTAAATACAAATTCGTCCGGTATATGAGGGGAATAACTTTTCGCTTCGTTGCATCTTCAGGCACATATTTTGCGCAGGATATGTGTACATGTATGCAGACAGCTGTTTGAAGAAAAGCGAAACTCTCCGCGCTGTCTCCAATGCGTGTTTAAATATGGGATTCGAATTTTTTTGTGTAGTAGCCTGCCGTGGGCGTTAAATACACGGCTAAAAAAAATCAAATATATTTGACTACAAGGAGAAAAATCATGAGCAATTATAGAATGTCCAAAGGGACAACAGAACACTTTACATCACTTGAAGAAATGAGAACTGCATGGGGAATGAAGCCCGTGACAAAGAAAACTTCTGATAAGAAGAAATTAAAAGAACAACAGGAAAGATTTCTTAGTAAACATAAGTGTAAAGCATGTGGCACCCCAATGACATATATACATGGTAATGTTATGGCTTGTAAAAATCCTGAATGTAAAGGGATTGAAATCAAGCGCGAAGATAAAGACGGTAATGAAATGGTATCATATATCAATTCCTTCTGTACTTTAGACGATCTTGGAGCTGAAATTGCATCAAACATTTTCAGCAAATAATTGAAAATTAAATATTGATAATTCAAGGCAGTGTGCTGGTCGGTACACTGCTTTTGCTTTATATAACTATTATTTTTATGAGAAAAAGGAGAACTAACAATGAATAAAGTTGAATTAATTAAGGCTGTTGCAGAAGCAACAAATAATACACAGAAAGATATTAAAGTAATTATGGAAGCTGTGCAGGACGTAACATATGGTGCGCTGGTTAAAGGCGACGAGGTAAAACTGATGGATGGTGTTACTCTTTCTGTTGTACATAAGGACGCACGTATTGCACGTAACCCAAGAACAGGTGAATCTGTTGAGGTCGATGCAAAGAACGCAGTAAAATGCAAATTTGGTAAGGCAATTAAAGACGCTGTTAATGCGTAAATAATACTTTGAGCCTGTAGAAATACAGGCTCTATATTGGAATGTAGGATAGTTTGGCAATCCGCCTGGTTTGGGACCAGGACATCGCACGTTCAAATCGTGTCATTCCAACTGCGGGATAGAGGAGTGGATCCTTGCTAGGTTCATACCCTAGAGACGATGGTTCGAATCCATCTCCCGCTATTTGTCATATACAAATGTATATGCCAACCCTTTCTGTTTAATTAATTACATTATGGAGGCTTGGCTCCGATAGTGCGCTGTGAGGCGTATAAAGGCAGATTTACACACTGTCGCTGCGGTATAAGCAATTATATTGCAGTCAATCTAAGCAAAACTGACATGCCAGAGACTCAAAAGGTCTCGTTTCGTATAGGTAAGTGAAAAGATTAAATCCTATGCGGAAATAGCATCATGAAACAGGGAACGATAAGGTGGTCCAAGGGCGACTGCTGAGGAACACTTTCCGGCCGCAAACTGGATAGTTCATGCAAACTGTGAAGATATGATGGTGAATCAGGAGGTTATTCAATCTGAGCATTTATTAAGCAAAGGTGATAGCCATTTGTATAAGTGAATTGGTATGTGCCAAATTAGCTTGTATGGACATTTAGTAGGGATAATAACCGAACGATATGAAGGTGTGATGTATTCTTATCCTCAAAAGGGATCGGAGCGTCTGGTGTAGCACATCTTCAGTAGAGAAGACTTTTCAGATAATAAATAATTACTTATACTTATTGAATTTTCAAAGGATTTAATAAAAACTACAAGTGTGATATTTGATATTATATTCTACAGCGAAAGTCTACACCTCTGCATAACGAAAGCAGCCTAATACCATAGTATATTTTATGCAATATGGTCATTGATGAGTCTCGCAAGACTCTGATATGTTTGTCCGATTCTGCACAGTGTTCTTAGCGGAACTTTGTGGCGCGGCGGCGTCAATGGAATGATGACAACAGAGTAGTTATGTGGCTAAAGAGAAGTGCCACTCTTAAACAAGGCGGTTGTTGAAGCTTACTATATGTGCGCGAAGCGGCGTATAGTGGATAAGAAAAGAAACCATAATGTTTCGAAAGAGCTTCTATATTTATGTGTAATCTCAGCATAAATAAAAAATATTGGAAAATAGTTTAACTGGCAAAACATGATTTCGCGAATCAAATGTAGGTTCAACCCCTGCTTTTCCAGCTTAAATATATGGGAAGTGCCAATACGATGCTGCTTATGAAGAAATGCGCGTGTTTTTGAATAAGCCTGAACGAACACAAGCCGCGGATAATTGTGTTTTAGTAAGTAATAAAATAAAAAGAGGGGCAGCACCTCTGCTTCCTAGATGAATAAGTCCGGTTAGTCTAGCGGTATAGGACACTGCCCTTTCAAGGCGGTAACATGGGTTCAAATCCCGTACCGGACATTTTGCACTATTGGTCTAAAGGCTATGATTTCTGGCTTC